CTATTCCACTCCAAAACGGTTTGGAGTAGAAAAGCCGTGATACACTTTCCACTAGAAAATACTAAAGAAGAGCTTGCAGCGTTGCAGCGTATAATAAGAACAACAGATTCGCTAAGAGCTTCCCCTGCCCGATATCTAACAAAAGGAAACGCTATGGCGAGAAACTGGGACATGGCATATACAGATGCAACGTGTAAACATCATGAAAATTGTGGCTGTAGAGTGACGCTCACAGGTAAAGGAACCCAAGTCCAAGGCCTCTTTCTACAGTCAAAAGAGTCCACATTATCCGGTCAGTACAGAGACTTAGCTGCACAAATTAATTCGAATATAGGTTATGTGGATCCCCTGGGTAAGCTTCGATATCGAGACATAGAGATAGAATATTTTAAGTCGAACTTACTCACGAATAGCACGATGAAGCTCATACCTCCTCCAATTGAGAATAAAAAACCTTGGCCAGAGAGTACTAAGCTCTGTTCCGTTCACCCTACAGTGGAGCATGCACTTAAGAAATCAGATTTTCGTTACTTCAAGCACCGCTTCCCCCATCTCTCTATAACTTGGGATTATTTAAAAGAAGAGATATGGATTCCCACGGATCATGGGTGTAAGAATCTCCAGTCTATGGCACTTCGCCAGTTATCTTCATGGCACTGGGCGTGCGGAAAATCCAATGGGCGAATGCATGTCGTGGCAGCTATGGCAGACTTGTATCCATATAAGTATGCGAAAGCGGTTCTTTCAATGGCACGACCGAAGATAGGAGATCGTCCACGCGAGCCCTTAAAGTTTTTGAATGAGGCCTTGGACAATATGTATCGTATGATGGGCATAGATATGTCGCAAAGAGATCGCGCAAACCTCTCTTTTAAGAGTGTCGAAGGCATGTATCTTGGTGCCTCGAATGGAGTTTGTGAGGGTTCGACTAAGGAAATAAGACAGGGAGTTGAAGAACCCGTTCGAGTCTCGAATAAAGGGAAGAAAATCGATACATTTGAACAGGATTTGACTGACATTATCCATTACATAAGAACGGGTGAGGCGCCAGCAATTTATTGGCAAACTCCAGGTAAAGTAGAGAATTTTTTTTCCCGGACCAAACAATGGAATGATGCAGATTGGGATACTTTTACTCAAAAGATGAGAATTTTTAATATACCTACCGGTATATACATTCATTTAGAAAGAATGATATCATTACTTCGCATGTACAAGGAGCGAGGTTTGATGATAAGAATTGGGCATAAATGGTCCAAAGGCGGGGCAGATTCCATAGCCCGATGCCTTGGAGTAGATTTGACAAATTGTTGGAAGAATATAATAGTAGAGGGAGATGCAAAGTTGTACGACCAAACAGTAAGAGAAATCTTTGTAAACCTCTATTTCTCGTCAATGTCTATGTACTTGGATAAGACAGATCCTGACTATCCTTTAATAGAAGAGATTTTAAAGTTTCTATTAGATAATATGATTACAAGAGTAACTCAAGTGTTTGGGGAACTATGGGCGGTAGTAGAAGGTGGAGTTCCTTCCGGAGCCTTCAATACGAGTCATATGGATTCATGGATTATGGCCTTATATTTCTGTCTTTTTTGCGTTTGGCAACTGCACAATGCACCTAGTCATGTTCAGGAAGAGTTAGAAGCACATCTTTTCTTCATAATTCGTTTAATAGTTTATGGAGATGATCACCTGTATAATAAGGGTGAGGGGGTGGCAGCTGAATATTTCTCGGGACAGCTTTTTGCAGAATTTATGAAGAAACATTTTGATGTGTCAATTCGCGATCTTAAAGATGGGATCCCCTTTTGCTCAACAGAGAAGCATGGGTTTTTAGTTAATATGGGGGCAACAATGTTAAAGCATCAGTTCATTTTAAATCCTTGTAATGCAGAGGGTCAACCTAACTTTTTACCTTACAGAGAATCATGGGATTACATAGTTAGGGCAGTGTGGGGAAGAGAAACGAAAGCTCGTGACCATATAGATGTTCTTTTATCTATAATTGGCCACACGTATGGTACTTATGCTGCTAATCCCGACGCTTATCTACGATTGAATCTTTTTTATGTTGAAATATTGTCTTCTATGACAACTACTATGGAGGACTTGCCCCAGGCTTTGATGGGCAGAATGACAAAGGATGACCTTAAGAAAATGCGTCAGACAGGTATAACAGCAGAAGAAATAGTGGGAGGTTTTCCAACTTGGGAAACATTAGTAGAAAAAAACCGAGTTGATGAATTTTATCAGGACATTTCCAGAATACCGTATGACTTAGACGGTGATATTTCAGGAATTGGAGATGTTTTTTAAGCTAGGAGTAGGAGATCGATCTCTTTAGTGGTGATCTCTCTGAGACAGGCAAATGATTAAAAAAAAAAAA